TATTTACTGGGGTTCTTACTATAGGTAGTGTATAGCTATTAATTATGAGAATAATATATATAGGCAACATAACACATGGAAACACCCGTTATAGGGGTGTAATGCCTATACTAACTTGGGTAGGTGTACACTACCCCCTGGGAGGGAAGCATGAGAGAGTATGAGTTTAAATATGACGAAGGCGTGAGCTACGAGACTAACTTTAGTGAGTGGTATAGAATGAACTGTAGCGAGCGATCAGAGTATAAGGAAGAGTTGTATAACGAAAGAGAAGGCAAATTAGTGTTCGATAAAATGTTCAAGAGGTATGACAAATAAGATGGCCGGAAGACCCAAGAAAGAAAAGCCAACACTCACCACGGTTCCAGATACCTTTGAGAAGGATGAAGAACATGGGCTGACTGCAATGCAAGCGAGCTTTGTTTGGCACTACACCGAAGGTGCGTGCAGCCAGACTGAGGCAGCCCGCAAAGCTGGATTTGAATTCCCAGCTAACTCAGCGAGCAAGATGCTCAACGGCAAGAACTTTCCTAATGTTACCAAAGCGGTTCGCATTCGCCAGGACGAACTGGCAGAGAAGTATGCGATCACTCCAACAAAGACCGGCACGATGTTGTGGAAGATAACCGAGACAGCATTTGAAAGCGGTCACTTTAACGCTGCCGTGTCGGCTATCAAAGAACTCAACCAGCTTGCTGGCCTATCGGTTAATAGATCCCAGAACATTAATATCAATGCCAACCTGGAGACGATGACCAAGGAAGATATCAAGGAGCGATTGTCCAAGCTTTTAGGAGCTGAAGTCGATGGCAAACCTGAGAAGGATTTCTAACGAACTTAACCACGTCCTGGCCCCGCCGGCCAGCCGGCCGCCCAAAAATCCAAAAAAATACACAAAATGCTGTAAGTCATTGATTCTACAGGCTTTTCTGCCTGTAAGCTGGCGTACAATAATGCAAGGCCGCGGGACTGGTCTGTGCAGACAGGTCACCGGCATAAGTCTGCGCACCTGGTACACTGTACCCTGGCGTCCGCAAACCCTTATAAATCAAGGGCTTACGGTAGGGGTCCCTTGGATCTGGTTTTTTCAGAGATTTTAGCTTTGATTTTTGACCCGACCCCCCAGATCTGGGGCCGGCCGGCTTGCGCGAAGGCATAAACTAAGTTGACCGCATAGAATCACCAAAATTCTGTACGGTAATTCCCGCACCTACTTTCGCGCCCATTAGATGGTATACTTGATAACCATGTCAGCATTGAGTCGCACAAAAGGCGCTACATTTGAAAGGGCCGTCGTAAAAGAGATCAACAACTTCTTTGAAACAGAGGGTATTGATTTCAGCTGCAAGCGCAACCTGGACCAATATCAAACCGCGAACCTCACTGACATTGATATTCCGTTTCACGCGGTCGAATGCAAACACTACAAAGAGGGATGGGCCTACAAACCCGAATGGTTGAAGCAGACCATTGAGGCTGCTGGAGAAAAAATACCCGTTTTGATTTTTCGGTACAACCGAAAACCTATACAAGTTTGTCTGCCGATGTACGCTATAAATCCGGAATGGGAGGTAGACCCCTATTTAAATTGTGTAATTTCCCTGGACCAATGGTTTGAGGTTATGAAACGCAACTGGGACCTCTATCGTTGCAAATTTACCTCAACCGTTTAATAATACAACTATGGGCATTCAAAAAAAGACAAAGACCAAATTAAAAAAAGTATCCAAGGCACTGAAAAAAGCCAGTGGTCTTCATGCTGCCCAGGCAAAAACCCTGGACGCAATTAAAATGAAGAAGGGCGGGACTCCGGACAACGTAAAAAATCCAGCGCTTTATTCTAAGGCCAAGTCGAAGGCCAAGGCCAAATTTGATGTATACCCTTCTGCATACGCCAATGCGTATATGGTCAAGGAATACAAAAAAATGGGTGGCCAATATAAGGCCGAGGGAGGCGAAATGAAAAAAAATCTAAAACCTGTGCCAGCGGGCAACAAAGGACTAGGTAAGCTGCCGACCAGGGTGCGTAACAAAATGGGATTCTTTGAAAACGGTGGTACCGTAATGGTCCAGGGCCGAGGCTGTGGTGCTATGATGGAAAACAAGCGTAAGAAGACCAGAGTACCTCGTGGCTAAACCTACAGGCGGACTTACTAAATGGTTCAACGACGACTGGGTTGACATAGGATCACCCAAGAAAAGTGGCGGCTTTGCTAAATGTGGCCGGTCAAAACAAAAAGCCGACGCCAAAAGAAAATATCCAAAGTGCGTACCATCCTCCAAAGCTTCTGGAATGAGCAAAAATCAAATTGCTTCCGCGGTTACCCGCAAAAGATCAAAGAAACAGGGTGTTGGTGGTAAACCAACAAACGTAAAAACATTTGCAGCCAACGGTGGAGCTGTCATCAAAAACCAAAATTCTGGTTTATACGGTAGAGGCTAATGGCTGAGATCCAGGACGATGGTTACCTAGAGCGAATCAAAGACTTTTTTGCCCAGCAAGCCCAGGCAAAGCTTGATCGTGACATGATGATGATTGAAGCTCAACGTGCAGCTGTCGAAAAATTGAAACCGACACCAGCTCAAGCCGCTTACCTGGGTGCCCAGTTTGCACCAGGCGCGGGAGTCACAGATGCTGCCGGCGCGATGGCAAGCTTTCCTACCAGTGAAGCCGAGTTACAGGACGCATTCGCTGGCGAGTCGATGCCATCAATGCGCGAAAATTTAGGTGAGGGCAGATATTTTGACGCGGGACTCCAAAGCCTAGGAATACTTGGAGATGCTGCTTATGGCATACCCGTGATTGGAGCTGGAGCCGCAGCGGTACTAAAGGCCCCAAAAATCGCGAAAACCTTGCTGACAGCGGGCCGTATGGGTAAAGACATTGACCAGGGCATAGGAGCATTGCCCAGGGGCGCGACCACATTGAAGGTATCACCCGATACAACCTTGCCAAAAGAAATGGCCGAAATAGAAACCAGGTTTACTAAACAGCTCAACGAAGATCTAGATGGTGCGATCGATCAATACAGGAACTTACCCGACTCAGATGGTGGACGCATCATCAACACCGACCTGGCCAGAGAGCTTAGCCCAGATTATGTGGCCGACAGAACATTAAGTGCAGCGGTTCACGAACCCGCCTCTGCATTTACAAAATCTTATTACGCCAAGTTACTTGCAGAACCAGCTCAACCTGGCATATTTAACGAGGTGTTATTTACAGGTGGCGGAACTGGTGCTGGTAAATCTACTGCCCTGGAAGATGCGCTGCTAGAAAAGACTGTGAGATCTCAAATTGTGTACGACACGAATCTTGCGGGATTCCCAAGCTCTGTAAAAAAAGTTGATGAAGCTCTGGACGCTGGCAAAGATGTAACAATCGCTTATGTATACAGAGATCCGATTGAAGCTTTAACCGGTGGAGGTGAGTTTGGTGGTGGTGCTGTACAAAGAGCAAAACGTATGGGACGTACCGTGCCTGTTAACATTCACGTCGGGACCCACGTTAGATCTATTGAAACAGTAAAAGACCTGGCGAAGCATTACGAAGGCAATCCCAATGTTGATATACGAGTGATTGATAACTCCAGGGGACCAGGTGAAGCATTCGATGCTGGCAATGACTTGTCAGGATTACCAGAATACGACTATAATGAACTATTGAAGGAGGCCACAAATGAGCTTAATAAAGCCCGTAAAGAAGGCTGGCTACCACAAAACCTCTACGAAGGATTTGTCCCAGCTAAAACCGGTAGTTAAACCGGAACTCAAAAAAAGAAATGACCAGATGTTTAGCGGCCTGGTGAATAACATCAACCGCAATACAACAAAAGGTTTATAGTTTCAGATGCTCTTCATGGTGAACTAACTCACCATCCAAAAAGATCTTATAAGGAACACCCATCCAATTTAGTTTTTCTATTCGACGCGCTATCAGCTCCTGGTAGTTTTTGTCAGGGCACTTTATGGCCATCATGTAATCGGTTTCATTGATTGGCTGGTGCAGCTCCCACATATCGCCGGATCTCTTCTGAGAAAAATCGACATATATAACGTCACCCATTCGGCTTCTCCCTTTTTTTAGGTTTCTTGCCTTCGCGCTTTTTGCCGAAAATCTTTTCAAAGTTTTCTTGAAACTTATCAACATCATGCGGACGTGGTGTAGATCCCTTACTCATATTATCTCCCAAATAAGAATTATAGCATCTTAACACGCTAAAATTAATTTGTGCAAGATTGTGTAAATAGTTGCAATTAACGACACGATATGTATAATTAACTTGTAACTAACAAAAAACGGAGAAAAAAATGTTTCAAGTTAACCAAATAGTGAAAGGCAAAAAAGCTGGCTACTTTGTAATTTTAGGCTTTAAAACAATCGGTAGCGAAGAATACGCTCAGCTCAAGATTGTGGAGCCAAAGACACAAAAGACTTACCCAGGTGAATTGGCGCTTCCACTAAAAGCGTTGGAGGCAGCGTAATGATAAATTTAAACTCGTATTTTAGTGGCGCTGGGTTGTTTGACATAGGGTTGCAAAACTCTGGGGTCAACATCCAAGAGAGCTACGAGATAGATTCAGCAGCTTGCCAGGTCCAAAGAGACAATGGCTACAAGGTCACCGAGTGCGACCTTTCGCAAAAATTAGTGGAGGACGATTCAGCTGCTGACGTTCACGCTTACACTTACCCATGCACCAAGTATTCCACGATTGCAGATATTCACGGCACCAGGACCGGCGAAGAATTATTTCTCCATGCGTTCAGACACATGGCAATAGCCAGGCCTGAAATATTCATTATCGAAAACGTACCTGGCATGAGAAAGTTTAAGGTTGTTATGGAGGCCATGACCAGACTGCCTGATTACTACACCACTACGTTCTGCCCGATCAAGTCAGAAACTTGGTTACCACAGAAAAGAGACAGGTTGATAATCATTGGATCTAAAAAGCCTTTCACTTGGAGGGAGCCTGAAAACAACAACCCAGTTAGGTTGGCCGATGTTTTAGAAAAAGACCCTGAAGTGAATTATCCCAAAGCGCTTACTAACAGGATGGCTGGCAAGTACAGAGATTTGCCAATTATAAGTGATCCAGATAAAGGCGATATTGCCCCGTGCTGTGTTGCTCACTACTCCAAAGACAGAAGCACCAGGGTTGTGGCTGACATAAGATTTCCAAACGGCGTTAGACCTTACACGGTCAGAGAATACGCAAGACTTCAGGGAGTGCCAGACAGCTTCAAGTTTAACTGCACAGACAACGAGGCCTACAAAATGATTGGCAACGGTGTTTCTGTGCCGTTGGGCGAATGGGTCGGCAACGAGATCAACAGATACTTTGCCCAGGGCAAAGGACAAATCATTCCATTTCAGGAGGCAGCGTAATGAGCGTAGCAGAAAACAAAGTATTTTATAACCGAGTGCGTCGTGCCTGTAAAAAGCACGGCGTCGAAATTAAATTTAACGGCACGCACCGAGCATACACTTCGGTGCAGCTGCTTAAAGATGGCCAGCTGATCGTGGGTGATTATGCCCAGGGCCGGCTGTCATTGACTGTAGATTGGAAAAGGATCTATGACGAAATAACCAAGTACGGCTTTAAGTGCCGTGATCGCAAAACCGGAGAAGTAGCATGATGGAGTGGCTTATTAGGTTGTTTAGAAAAGAAACCGAACAGGAAAAAATTATTAAAGAGTTAAAAAAAGGTGGCTATCCGCCTTTTCACGACAAAGACAGAAGGTGGTGGTGGAAATGAAACCAATAAAACAAATTAACAACGTCTACGGCTACTGCCGAGTATCTACCCAGGAGCAAGCGCAAAACGGAATCAGCCTGGAGACACAAAAGGACCTGATCGCTAACTTTATAAAAGAAAAGTACAACCGTGAAGTTGACGAATGGTTTATTGACGACGGTGTATCTGGGACCGTGCCCATACTTGAGCGTAATCGCTGCAAGGCCATGACCGACGTGATCGATCGCCATGACGTGATAGTAGCCACCAGGATTGACAGACTCTCCAGGTCAGCTGGCGATATGTTGCAGACCATACCGGTCCTGGAAGATACGGGTATTACCCTGTATTTGTGTGAGCAGTTTGGTGACGTGCCAGTAGTTTATCCAAAGTCTAAAGATGACTGCGGCCTTAGATCTAAGTTTGATATGAATGAGATGGTTAACAAGATCATGCTTATGGTCCTAAGTGCTGTAGCTGAGATTGAGCACGGATCTACTGTGGATAAGTTTAAAGAAGGCAAGATTGCCTGGGCAGAAAAGGGCTACTCAATCGGTGGCGCTGTACCTTTTGGATACGAAGGCGTTGAAGAAAAGGTTAAGTCTGGTAATCGACTCAAGCGCAGAATGAAGCTAGTCGAAGTGCCAGAAGAACAAGAAGTTTTGAAGACTATACACGCCTGTGCTAAGCGTGGCCTGGGTGCAAAGCGTATTGCTAAGCAAGTTTCATCAACCCACGAAGGTTACCAGGACTTTCATTATTCTAAGGTTCGTAAGATACTCAACAGAAAATTTCAAGGACTTTCGTAAATTTGCTTAGTTAGGGCTATAATGTTAGGACTTAGGAGAAAAGCATTATGACGACCTTACAAAAAATACAAGCTGCCTTAGACGAAGTGACGTCTATGCTTACCAACGATTTTATGACTGATCCAGTAAGAGAAAGCCTGGAAGGTATAAAGACACAGCTTGAGAGCGCAAAAACGGATCTTAGTTAATGGCCAATATTAATGGTTGGGGTAGAGGCACCTGGGGCCAAGGTGGCTGGGGCGCGGTCTTACCAGTAGAACTTACTGGCCAGGCAATCACTTCAGCGATCGGATCGATTACAACATCCGCAGCAGCCAATGTTGCACCATCCGGTGTTGCAATCACTTCAGCAGTCGGCGCAGTTACTACAATAGCTGGGGCCATTGTACAACCTACCGGCGTTGCAATAACTTCAGCGCTCGGCACACCAGCAATAGATGCAGCTGCAAACGTATCAGTTACAGGACAAGCAATAACT